CGGTTACAAAAACCATTCGGGAACGTGGCCCTAAAGGTTCACAACTTATTTGGAGTTTGACGGATCACGAAAGCGAGTTAGACCATTCTTTGGGTAAGCCTAAAGAATTGTATGTTGACGGCGATAAATTGGTTTCAGTCACCAAGATAGTCAAAACAAGGTGCGGGATAGATACTTTGCTTCTTTACGAAGCAGGATGTATTAACCAACATTCAATTGGATTTGCCACAATTAAAGCAGATTGGCAAGACCAAAAACAAGAGGTTAGAGTTATCAAGGAATTGAAACTTTATGAAGGCTCCGCCGTTTTATGGGCTGCTAATCCCATGACTGAAACGCTAGACGTAAAAAATATTGAGCAAAAGAAAAACCGCCTTGAACTGCTAGAGAAAGCCGTGAAAGACGGGAAATTTACTGACGAAACTTTTTCCTTGATGGAAATTGAGATAAAGCAAATCCAATCGTTGTTTACCACTCAAGCCGCGCAAGCACTCGAGCCGGACTACACGAAACAGATAAGCGAGGAGCTATTAAAATTACACCTTAAACTTATTTAAAATGAGCCAAGAAATTTTGGATAGCGTTAAATCATTAGGCGCATCCATCGACACCGCAAAAGCAGAAGCTATCAAAGCAGGTAGCAATGCAACAGAAGCCATTAAATTGGCAAACGAATTAAAGAGCAAAGTTGACGGGTTGACTTTCTCTACCCCTGAAGATGTAAAAGCTGCAAAAGACGAAATGCAAGCGCAGTTTGACAAATTTGTAACAGAGGGCAAAAAAACAACCAATGTGACTAAAGGCTTCAAAACCGAATTAGCCGAAAACATGAAGCAAGCCTCAGACGGTTTTGCTAAGATGGCTAAAGAAGGTAAAGGCAGCCGCGTTGACTTTGAATTAAAGGCCGTAGGTGATATGACCTTTGCAAACAACTTTAGCACCGCCGATACTAGCGTTACTTTTGTACGTCCTGGTATTATCGAATTGCCTAAGCGCAAATTGCACTTACGTGAGTTATTGGTAAGCGGTGGAATGGGAGCCAAATCTAACTTTGACTACGTTAAAGAGATTGCAGGCGAAGGTTCAATTGCTCCAGCAGCCGAAGGTGCTACCAAAGCACAAATTGACCTTGATTTGCAAGAATCTAGCGTTAAAGCAGAATGGATTGCCGGTTTCTTGCGTATTTCTAGGAATATGCTTGATGACGTTGAAGGTATGACTACTTTCTTAGGTAGCCGTTTGCCTGAATTGCTTTTACGTGCTGAAGACACTCAAATTTTGAGCGGTAACGGTACAAGCCCGCAATTATCAGGTATTACCAATACAGGTAACTTTACCGCGTTTGGTGGAGCTGCAACAATTGACGTAGAGCAATTGGTTCAAGCTATTAGCCAATTGGAAGGATACGACAGAGAATCCACTGGCATCTTGATTAATCCATCCGATTACTACAACATCATGTTAACTAAGGCTAGCGGATCAGGTGAGTATGATTTCCCATCTTTGGTGAAGATTGAGAACGGTGCAATGTATATTGCGGGTGTTCCAGTGTTCAAGTCTACTGCAATGACCGTTGATAAGTTCTTGGTTGGTGATTGGGTAATGGGTGCTAACCTTATCTTCCGTGAGCCTGCTAAATTGCAGTTCTTCTTTGAAGATGGTACTAACGCTCGCGAGAACAAAGTAACCGTAAGGATTGAAGAAAGAGTAGCGTTACCTATCTACGGTGATAACTACTTCGTGTACGGTGATTTTGGTAATGTGGCCTAGAACTTAGGAAACATTGCATAATAATACATGGAAGCCCCTTTAATTAGGGGCTTTCTTGTTTCAATACATTTGTGTAACTTAGCAATATGAAAATACAAATCACAAGCAGATATACCGACACGCAATTAGGGCGTAAGGTAGAAGCGGGCGAAGTCCTAACAGTTGACGCGGACCGCGCCGCCGTTATCATTGGCAAAGGTTTTGCCGTTGAGATTGCAGAAGCAAAGTCCGAGCAATCGCACGTACCCAAAGCCGAGCGCAAACATACCCCTAAAGCTAAAAAGAAATAACATGCCATACAGTTACGTTATAGATAAGACTATCGAGGATGTGGGTACGCCTACGGAGCCGGTAACATTGCAGCAAGCAAAAGACTATTGCCGGATAAGTGGAAGCAGTGAGGACACATTGGTAACCGCATTGATTACCGCTGCAAGGGAAGCTATTGAGCGTGCAACAGGGCTGTGTTTGGTTGAAAAAGATGTGGCTATTACGTTCTGCAATGACAATGGGGATTTTGACTTTACCATTGGGCCGTACAAGGAAAACTTTGTGCTAAAGGATGAAGAAGATACTACCATTGTTGCGGACGATTACAAGCTTATCGGGTATCAGTTCCCAACACTTCGCGCACCGGCTTACTCAATACTAAAGGCAACATATGTGGCGGGATATGATACTGTTCCAGAGGATCTGATTACGGCTATCAAGGCACAGGTCAACTACAACTACGAGAACAGAGGCACTAATATCGATGCATTAGGGTTTGCCCCAATAGTATCTGTTATCTGCCAACGTTGGACACGCAAAAGCCCTGTATTATGAAACTAAGCACGCAAAAACAAATAGCAGCCGAGGACTTGAAAGAACGTATTACCGTTGTGAGTTACACCGTTGCAAGTGATGGTGAAGGCGGAACCACTACAACACAATCGGCTACTAACACCGTTTGGGGGCAACTAACGCCGCTCAGTCAATCGCGTGCGCTCAATGAAATGCAGTTAGCGTTCAATAAAGCCGTGAGGGTTTATGTGCGTTATCCATGTGCTATTACAACTGATAACAAGATATTATTCGATAGTGAGTATTATACTATTCATTCTATTTTGGACATAGATAACCAGCACCAATATTTAAAGATTATCGCGTATGTTTAGCGCTAAGATAACAGGATTAGAAGCCGTATTTGCTCGCGTTGAAAAAGCGAGTGAAGCGGTAAGAGATAGGGTTCCTGAAGAATTAGCGGCGGCGTGTTTAAATATACAACAAGAAGCGGCGTACCAAGCCCCTAGGAATTTAGGTAAGTTGGCACAAAGCATCCAGGTTAACCAAACCAATAGGCTCGCGCCTTACGTTTATTCAAGTGCAAAATATGCGCCTTACATAGAATGGGGGACAGGTGGCAAGGTTTCCGTTCCCGCAAAATACGCAACATACGCGATGCAGTTTAAGGGCAAAGGCGGAGGAACATTGGAAGAAATGTTATTGGCTATAATGGATTGGGTAAAGCAAAAAGGATTGGCGGGAACTTACAATATAAAGACGCAGAAACGGTCAGGCAATAAGTCTGCAAGACAGTTTGAGGATGCAGCAGTAGCATACCCAATTGCGCTATCTATTTTGCGCAAAGGGATAAGACCGCAGCCATTCTTTTTTAGTGCGGTAGAGAATGAGAAACCAAGATTGATTAAAAGAATTAAAAACTTACTGAAATGACCAACCCGATACCAGCGATAAAAAAATATCTATACACTGCCATTGGCACGGCCACTAGCTTAACTGTTTATGATGGTATTGCACCCGATGACGCGGGCAATGAGTACATTGTGTTGACAGGGCGAAGTGGTACGCAGTTGCAGGGGAAAACAGGATTTTCAAGTAACGTGAATATTACCGTTGATATTGTTACGCGCGGATCATTCACAGGTTACAAACGCAGCGAAGAGATAGCGCAATTGATACTTACCGCTTTGGATAGCAATACAGGCATAACACTATCTACTGGCCAAGCTACTTCACTTTATTTGGCTACTATAACCAATTTAGACGGCCTTAATCCGTTGGATAATGTATTCCGTACCATAATCACTTACAATGTCATTATTAGTGGGTAATTTGGAAGTATAGAAACTGTTTTGTAGGTTTGAAGCCTAAACACAAACACTATGATACAAGCAAGCGAATTAAGGATAGGTAATTACCTAAGTGATTTTCAAGATAGGTTAGTTAAGGTAAATGCTATACGAGAACACGGAATAAGATGTAGATATAATAGGCGAGATACAGGCGAAGAACATTCAAGTCTTTATGATTGTTCTAACCTTTCCCCCATCCCCCTAACCCCCGAAATACTAGAGAAATGCGGGTTTGAGAAAGTTAAATCACCTTATGAAGAAGCCGAAACAGATGACTTTTTTTTAACCCCACTATATTTTGATATGGCTAATACATCTATTAAAATTAATGGTGTTTATCAAAAAATAAATTATCCTGAATCACTCCACCAACTTCAAAACCTATACCACGCACTAACAGGCGAAGAACTAACTTATAATGTCATTATTAGTGGGTAATTTGGAATTGTGGATTGGGTTTTGTAGGTTTGAAGTCTAAAACACACACTATGAATGCGAATGAATTAAGGATTAACAATTGGGTAAGCCGTACCGATGGCGTACAAATACAACTATCTAACATTGGCCGAAAGGGTACTAATATCGGCCCTGATGAGTTTCCTGTTTATATTGAATGGCATATGTTTGAACCCATCCCCCTAACCCCCGAAATACTAGAGAAATGCGGATTTGAGAAGCGCGGTAAAAACGGTTATTATGGTAATGGTAAAGGGAATTTACTTTATATAGATATTTCAAATAACAGCTTATTACAAGCAGGTGCATATGATTCTTGGGCAATACTAACTACCAAATTGCAACACCTCCACCAACTTCAAAACCTATACTACGCACTTACAGGCGAAGAACTAACATACAATGCCCAATAAAGACCACCTAGAAGCCCTTATCTTACAAGCCATGCCCATTGACTATAAATGTAGGTTCAATGAGATGAAGCTGAAAGTAAGGCGCGAAAAATTATTGGAAGATTTATTAAAATATTGTACATTGCTTGAAACAAAAACACAAAC